GCTTTCTCGTTTACTCTCTTACCGAGTCCTTTGAGAGCTTCAATACGTGCCTTTTTAATTGCCGCAGGCAATACGGTTCTAGCTCTCGCGTTCACGGCAGCTCTAATAGCATTCATATCTGAGTCAGCATAATCAGATTTGACTGCTCTTTCCCAGAGTCTATCAAGAACTCCACGTAATCTACTATCAGCATTAAGAATTTTAGTAACTTCTTCATAAGCTTCTCTAGATGCCTGCTTCCTGACATAAGGAGTCATCTGTTCCTTATTATCAATATTAGCATCAATAGTAGCCTTGAGAGAGTTATCAACCCTTGTATTTAACTGATCTCGATTACGTTCAAAGTCTCGTGTCCTAATCTTATTTTCACGTTCTTCAGCCGCTTTTGCTGCATCATCTTCTGCTTTAACTTCAGCTTTAGATAAACGCTGTGGCGGCTCAAACTTTGAATTACCAAACGTATACTTGTAAAGAATGTGAGCGGCTGTCTGAAGGTCTTCATTCTGATTTGCTTTACCTTCTTCAACCATCGTTAGAACAGCATGCTTAATAATATTACCAATAACAGTCCCATACGCATTAGAGTCATTAGCGGCTAATGTTGGTAGGAAGTTATCAATAAATTTATAGTAGCCGTTCTGATCAGATTCCTTTAGGGATGATAGTAACTCCTTAGAATCACCTTTAACTAAAGTAGTCTCAAGGTTATCCAATGCTTGTGCTTTCTCACTTGCCTCTTTAGCATCAGCCGGAGTTTGGAAAACTTCAGTAAACTGTTGCTCACGGTAGTAAGCACGTTCTAAATAAGGAAAATCCTTAAATAGATTAGGATACTTCTTGGTAATTTCCTTTTTCCTGACAGGAGTAACTAATTCAAGTTTCTCATCGTCAGGATTTTCATCTTCATCAAATTCAGTTAATTCATCTTCTTTATCTTCAGATTTTTCCTTATCATCATCTTCTTCTTTATCTTCCTCTTTATTATCTTTATCGTCAGACTTGTCATCTTTTTCTTCTTTAAGATCAATGACTTCTTCATCAGGAGCATTATCATCCTGATTCAGATAATCAATCATAGATTCTTTACTACCAGAACCGGCTGGAGCATCTTCTGGGCTAAAAAGCAATTCAAACTTATTGAGTTTTAACATCTTCATTCCCTGAAATTGGAGCCTCTTTAAGATTCTTCTGATTGGGCTTAGCCGCTGGTGGCTCTCCAGCCGGTTTTGCCGGTTGATTTTGTTGCTGTTGCTGTGCTTGCTGCGCCTGTATATTTTCCATCTGTGCTAAATGAGCTTTACCATGTAACAACACATTTTTATATCCATCAGGATTATCAGTCTTTGCCTGTTTACCTGCTTCAGATAATACCCACTGCCGAACAATTTCAAATTGAACGGCGTGATTATCATAGTCAGGATCAATTTCAACAGAAGCAATTTCTGGGTTCTGTGGATCTCCAGTCGGCTCAGGAACTGAATTAAGTAATTCCTGGATTTCATCTAGCTGTCTTTCTCTATCATCTTCACCAGGAATAAAGAGTTCCTCTAATCCTAGAGATTCGTAGAGCAATCCTTTATTCTCAGGAGCATTCATCAATCCTAGTAGTTCAGGATTAACTGATGTCATAATCTGCATGATAACATCTTTCCTCTGACCAAAGGTCATTGGGATATTCTCATTAGATTCTAATTCTACTTTACCAATCTTACCAGCAAGGTCAGCCTGTTTGATAACTACGTTAACAAAGTTACCAGACTTCTTATCTCGCTGAACATCTCTTTCATCTTCTCCCTGCTCTTTAATCACTTTCATATAAGCAGGAATAGCTTTGCTGAAAGAATTCTTCCACCAAGTAGTTAACATCTTCCAGACATTCTGCTGTCTCTGTAGTGCCTGAGCACGAGACATTGAATATTCAGAAGCTGTATTACCACCCTGTTGATTTACAGCACCACCAAATAAGCTAGGTAATGCACCAGAAACCAACTGACCTAAAGACTGAACCTGATTCAGAAATGGTAATACTTCACTACCCAATGTAGCAGTTTTAGTCTCATAGATACCATCAGCAATACTCTTACTTGAATTGAGCGGCTTGGTAGGCATTAAACTACCAGGAGTCACTTCAACTTGAGAATAAGCTTTAGTATCAATAACGGCTGGATCAACAAAGGTTAACCCAACGCCATGTTCAATGGTCTGCTGAGTGAGACTAATTAAATCTAATGTCAATTCCTGAATAGAAGCTAACAGTAATCCAAGTGGATCATAATGAACATAATCAGCTAAAGGATTATAGTTAAGAGTCCAGTGATCATCCAAATCTTCAGGATAAGCACAAGCGAATGTGTCATTAATCATCTCAACACAAACGCCAAATGGAAATAGCTTCTTCAGCTTCTTAACATCATTGCTATCTTTAAGAGTATTAAACTGCCACGGACGTAACCAAGCTAACTTTCTAGTAACTACGTTAATTGGATACTCACCCATATACTGGGGAGAAAGACGTGCCCATGAATCATATTGATCAAAAGAGCCTTTATTAGCTCTCCCTTCAATCTGTTTAATGAGATCGTCATCATCCATTAAATGGTCATATCTCTCTAAAGCTGCAGCATAATGCTCTTCATAGCTGTAGATAAGATAACCACATTCTTTTTGCTTCCTAGCATAGTTGGGGACTTTAACATTCATCCCACCAAAAACTTCCTGCTTTACTCTACTCTTAGCTTCTGTAGTAGTTCCTACAATTCTAGTAAGAGTAAATCCTTGCAGGTTAATATTTACATCTGCTCTTTGCATGCAGATTGGGCATAGCTCTTTATTATCTTGGAACTCATCTCTGAGTTCGACATCATCATCACCAGGATCAAACTCAGAAAGTTCATCGTCTTTCAATTCTTCTGCTGATCTATTTGACTGTTGCTGTTGCTGCTGTTGCTGTTGCATTCCGGCAACATCTTTAGGATCAACAACTTCATCACCAAGAACTGCACCACAGTTATCACAAGTGCTAATTTGATGATGCTCAGTATATTCTTCAGTCTTCGATTTAGTATAGCTACCATACTCTTTACTATCTTCAGTATAGTTGTAGCTAGCTACTAAACCTTCAGTGCAATAAATAAATAATGAATGTAACCAAAGCATAGAAGCATCATTATGTCTAAATAACAATGCTCCAATCTTATCTCCTGCCTTAGCCGTATTTAAATCTAACGTATTCTCAGCATCATCTGGGTAGCATTTTACAGGAGGAGTAGTAATCGACAGAGCCGCAATAATTGATTCAAGATAAGCGCGGAATACATTAATACTCTTATCATATGAACTCTGATCTGATGAATCACTGCCCTCAGAATAGTCACCCCAGATTCTCCAGTCGTGAGCAGTCTCAGAATACCATACTCTAGTAAATCCCTCCCAAAAGAGTTTAAGTCTACGCCACTGACGCAGTTGCCTTTCCCTCACAGAAACATCTTCTGACTCACAGTCTTTAATAACTGCAAGTAGAAGCTGTCTTGTTTCTTCTGAGTAATCCTTGTACTTTTTAGCCAAGTTTTAAGGCTTTCTTCTTTTTCTTTGAGGGAGAAACGTCTACGCCATTCTGTCTTGCTTCAGATAGACTAATTGCTATTGCTTGCCTTCTATTCTTAACTATTGGACCTTTACTACTGCCAGAGTGGAGATTACCCTGTTTAAACTTATGCATCTCATCTTTGACAGATTTAAAAGGCATTACTCACCTTCTTCTTTGTCGTCCATTTCTTGCTTCTTGCCAAACATAGCAAGACCTTTCCTCATTCCTGCTTTCTTCTTTTTGCGACCAAATTTACCCTTTGGCTTAGCATGAGAAGCTTTCATCTTCTCAACAAAATCTTTGCTGGGTGCTACATCAAGCATTTTTAGATTCTCCTATATTTTGTGAAACTGCATCTAACTCAGACTCAAACTCTGCAACTTCAGCTTTCGTAGGTTTATTGAGTAATTCTTTCTTCTTCTCAGCTAATAGATTAGCTTCTCTACGATCATTAGCTTCGAGAATCTTTCTTTGATCATTCCAACGTCTAGCACCAATTGGTGTTACAGGTCTAAGTTCTTGAGTATTAGCAACAACTTCTTTCTCTGGTTCTTTAAGAAGTCTATCTAACAACTTAGCTTTCTCACTATTAGCAATAGCAAGCTGCTGTCTTAATGTCTCACAGCTTTCACAGACCACTTCATCAACCAAAGCCGGCTCAAGTCTGACTTCAGCTTCTTGATACTCAATCTTGAGTTCAGTATTTCTCTTTTTGTTTTCATATCTAATATCAAGAAGTTCTTTTAGCCATCCAAACATTTTCAATGCCTTCCATGAAACTTCTTAGCAATAAACGGTTTATTATCAGATTCAGCAGATCGCATCTGTCTATAGTATGCAGTGTAGTCATTAGTAGCTGCCAAACGCTGCATAGCTTCTGATTCTTTCTTTAGCTGAATCAATTCTGTTGATGACTCTGAAAGATAAGTATCTGCTGTCTCTATTGCGTATCTTAAAGTATCATAAGGATCATCACCTTCAAACTCGGCAACGTCCTCTGCTAGTTTATTATTCTTAGGCTTATCATAACTGCAAGCCTGAATTGAATTAATCAGTACAGGGCAGCAGTTAGGATGACCATCATGATTGTCAGCATCACAACAAAAGATTTGAAGCTTGGGTATGTTATCTTCAACTTTTGGTGGCTCAAACAATTTTAAATAAGCTTTGTATTCTTCTAATCCTTTATTTCTCAGTGTCCATCTAGCTCTATCTTCAGAGTAGATAGGCATGTTCTTTGGCTGAATTACAGGAAGCGGCTTCCACCTTAAATATTCATGGAGTAGCATCTTTCCTGCAATGCGGCTACCAGCGCTGTTCTTACTTGTTTCTATAGAACGTCCAATAGCTTCTTCAATCTGCTGTCTAATAGTCTGATCTCTACCATGATCCTGATTAGTAGATTGACAGAACTTAACTATCCTAGGATTCTCAGCTTCACAATACATTCTAAGGATTGGTGCCCATTCTTCAATCTTAACACCAGTCCAGTAAAGTTCTCTATAAACATAAACTCTAAGATCAGGAGATATGGCAATGAAACAAATATATGTCATTGCTCTGTATCCCCAATCACCGCAAACAAATTTAGGCCACCAGTGCGGTATGTTTTGTGGTGGAATTACATGTAAAGCATTTGGAGCTTCACTTAAATACTTCTTAGCTCTAAATTCATCGAAAACTAATCCAAGATAAGCTGACCAGTCTCCTAACTTCTTTGCTTTCCTTTCAGCTTCAGGTCTACCTTCTAAACTTTGAGCATATGTAGGATCAATATGATCTAAGTTATCGGTAAGAGTCGAATGGATATAAATACGTTTATTACCACCCTTACCGACTATAATCTTCCCACCGGCTGGATAAGGATCAACAAACCTTTTCTTAACAAATGTATGACCAATGCCACCAGGCATTGCAGCCGCTCTAGTGATAGAAGGTAATCCTGAACCTTTAGGTGCTCTGTTCCTCTCTTGAGTAATGTAAAGATAAATATACTCAGTACAGTTAGTTAACTCATCAGGAGTAAATAAACTGATTTCAGCCGAGTCATACATATGAACATCGGCTTCAGTTTCACAGTGACCAAGAATAATAATTGCTCCATCATTCTTGTATCCTGAGCCATGCTGATCTAATCTTGGAAATGTCCAGATCATATCAGAGGCATTAAATGTTGCTCCTAACTTTCTGTATATATCTCTACTTCTTTGAATAATTTCTTTCTTTAAATCAGCATGTGTTCTACGCATGAACACTTGCTTAAACTTTGGATTATGATGAAACTTATGAACAATTCCATACATTAAAAGAACGTCTGATTTACCAGAACCAGCACCACCGCCGTAAAGACCTTCTTTAAGACTAAATGGTAATCTAAGAAATATTTCCTGTTTCTTATTTGGTTTCCATTCGTCTTTAAGTAACTTAGTAAGATTCTGATTGAGCTTCTCTTGCTCTATCTCAATCTCTAAATCCTCTTCAGTTGCTTCTACTACTTCGTCCATTACCAAGTAACTTTGCTGATGAATCCTACTTGATTATCACCAGACCAACTATGCTTACCAGTTAACTCTACTGACCACTTATCATTGACCTTTGCTGCAATGGCTAACTGAGTTCCAGTCTCAGTAACCATTGCAACTAAGGCACCCTTATGTCCAGATGGAATATTTATATCAGTATTTAATGCATCACTGATAGCTTTTTTGATTGCATCAGGACTAAAAGAATCAGACATTAACCCTTAACCAAATCAGCAATCAGTGGGATAAGAGCTAAAACTTTATCAACACGGCCAGGAATATCAACTCCGTGCTGTGTAAGAATAGATTCAATAGCTTTAATCAATTCTAAATCAGACTGAATATTTGAGAAATCTCCAAAGTCTCCAGCCGGTGTAATCAAGTTACGACCTTTTAGAAGATTAATAACATCAGCCGCTACAAGTAAAAGTGTTCCAGCTTTCATTCCTACTCCTTTTGTTTAGGATCACTAGCTCTGGTTTGCATTCCTTCTCTACTAGGAGTAACTTGAAGACCTCCAAGAAATGCAGTAACAACAGTAGCGAAGTGAGCCATTACTACAGCAATAAATGATGGAGTAAAGAACTCTCCCCATGTTTTAAGATGTGCAACATCTGTAGTTAACAGACCACACATCATACCTAAAGCTGTTATGAAAATAACCCAACCACCTGCATTCTTACCCATTAGCAAACACTCGTCGGAGGAACTCCGCAGTTAATTACATAGCTTCTCTGAGTTTCAATTTGATCTAAAGTAATGAGATCCCTAACAAATTCCCAGACACCATTCTCAAAGTAAATAGTATAAAGCTTACCCCTTGGTGTCATACAGTAACCACCAATATAATTAGGAGGATCAGGATCATCCCAACTTGGTTGATCTACAGGTCTATTATATCCTCCAGGACAATTCACTCTAGCAATGATTTGCCAGTTAGTATCTCCAGGTGGATTATTATATGGAACCCAGCAACCGTATTCACCTAATACTGCATCAAAGTTATTAACGATACGTCCGCCCGGCTGATAATCTGCTCCACCTTCTCCAAGTGGAATTTTACCAGCCGGAAATTCTAATCCAAGATAAACATTAGGTTTAATGTCTCTAAGATTCAAAGACCACTGGATAATTGAATCATTATCCCAAACGTAGAATACTCCATCCCATCCAGGGAGTAGAATAGAGATATTGCTGAGATCACCACCGCTGTAAGCCATCATTGCTTTTAGCAAGATAGGCATAGCAGTCATACTCTTAGTCTGATCTTCTTCACTGAATAGAACAGGAATAAATCCATTACTAGCTACTTCAAGAATTAAATTAAGGAATGATTCGTCAATTGCAGTTAATCCATTAGTAACATCAAGGGGACCAAACCTATCTGGTGAGTAGTAATTACCCCACTCAGGATAGAATACCTGTCCCATTGGAACTTGAATTAAACAATGAGTTGGCTTTCTAGGATCAGCCTTCTTAGCTGCATAGACTGATTGTCTATCTGTAGAATTTAACCAAGGTAAACAAGATTCATCTAATGGCATCCTACCATAAACAGAATGATTAAAGTAGATACCATTGAATGAAGTATAGATATTGCAAATCTGATCTCTAGTCCAAGATGGAATATTAGGAACTAAAGATTCTGATAACAGTTCCCAAGCACCATACTGAGGAATAGGAACTTCCTGACCATCAGCTAAAGTTAGACGATGA